GGCAGTTAAGATCTTCCAAGGTGGGACTAAAGAGAATCCTGAAATTAAAGCAGAGAGAGTTTTTATTGATGAAATCGTTGTAGACGATACAGAAGCCTATTATGGTAAGCCTAGGCAAATGCATCAAAAGAAGTATATCCATAGAGATGTACTTAAAGAAATGTTTCCTCAACATGAAGGTGCTATCAGTACAGTTCGTTTTGATACATCATTAGCCACATTCGGTGGACTATCTCCAAGAGATACTGACATGATTCTAGTTATTGAATCATGGCACCTTCCTTCAGGACCAAAGGCAAAGGATGGAAAAAGATGTATCTCTATCGGAAATAAGACTCTATTGTGCGAAGAGTATGATAAGGACTACTTCCCGTTTGTATTCCATAGATGGGGATTAAGGCCTATGGGCTTTTTCGGTCAAGGGATTGCCGAGCAGCTTAAAGGCATTCAGTTAGAGATTAATAAGATTTTAAGAACTATTCAAGTATCTATGCACTTAGTATCTGTACCTAAGATCTTTATTGAGAATTCATCTAATATCGTAAGCTCTCACTTAGATAATAAGATTGGTGGTATTATTAAATTTAATGGTAATCCTCCTATCCCAGGCCAATTAGGTCAGATTCCATCAGAGCTATTTGATCACTTAGATAGACTATACACAAGAGCGTTTGAAATCGTGGGAATCTCTCAATTATCTGCTCAGTCTCAAAAGCCTTCTGGCCTAGATTCTGGAAAGGCATTAAGAGAGTTTAACGATATCGAAACTGAGAGATTTATGTCTATTGGAATGAGATATCAAAATTTCTTCCTAGATGCGGCTAAAATGTTTATTGATATCGCAAAAGATATTGACGAGTCTATGGATGATGAAGAAAATGACTTTTCTGTAAATGTTAAAGGGAAAGGATTCTTTGAAACCATTAGATGGAAGGATATTAATCTAGCGGATGAAAAATATGAGATGCAACTTTTTCCTGTTTCTTCCCTATCATCTACTCCAGCAGGAAAGTTACAAGATGTACAGGAACTATTACAAGCTGGCTTTATCTCAAAAGAAGATGGGTTAAAGCTATTAGACTTCCCAGATTTAGAAGCTGCAAATAATTTAATTAATGCTCCATCTCTAGACATTGACGCTGCTATCGAGAATATGATAGATAAAGGTCAATATGAGACTCCAGAGCCTTATCAAAATTTACAACTAGGCATCAATAAGATGCAGCAAGCATATTTGCACTACAGAAGAGAAAATGCGCCTGAAAGCCGTCTTGAGTTATTAAGAAGATGGATTGAAGATGCTAATGATCTAATACTTAAGTCTCAGACGCCTCCAGAGCCTCCTCTAGAGCCTCCGGTAGCGTTAGACGGGGCAGTACCTCCAGAAGGAGATCCTCTGGCCGCAGAAGCGCCTGTAGACCCTGCTCTGGCTGAAGCTCCAGTAGCACCTGAAGTACCTGTAGAGTAAGTAACAAATATATATTATATAGCACAGTAAGTGCGGTCATAAGACCACCAAGCAAAGGAGAAACGAATGTCAGACAACGGAAGTACAGGTGCAGTAGCGCCTATTAGTGATGCAAATGAAAGCCCAGCAGTAGAAAGCCCACAAGTGGAGGCTGCTGAGAATCAAGAATCAGAGAAAAAAGCTGGTTTGCAAAGCTTGATTCAAAAGGCTATGGGCCTAGCTCCAAAAGAGGAGCCAAAAGAAGAAGTAAAAGCTGAAGAAGCTGAGCCTTCTTTTTCTCAAGAAGACTCTAAAGAAGACGAAGCTTGGGGTCAGAAATTTGCTGCATTAAGTAGACAGGAAAAAGCTATCAGGGAACGTGAAATTGAACTTGATCAAAAGAATAAGGAATATGAGGAGAGAATCAAGTCTCTAGAAGAGAAGTATAGTGGGTATGATAGTTTTGATGAAAGAATCAAAAAAGAGCCATTAAAAATTCTAGAGGAAAAAGGGATTAATTTAGAAACCCTTTCTGAGTTCATTTTGAACGATGGTAAGAGTACTCCAGAAATGCAAATTAAGGAGACTCAAGAAATGTTGGCTAAAATGCAAGCTCAACATGATGAAAAGATTGAAGCTCTTAGGAAAGAGTATGAGGATCGTGAAGCTGAGAAAGAAGCTAAGATAGCTGAGCAGCAGTACGAAGCTCAAGAGAAAGGTTTTAAGTCTGAGATTGCAGATTTTGTAAACGAAGACCAGAGTAAGTACAAGATGGTTAGAGCGTATGATGCTGATAATCAAATCTATGACGTAATTGAGACTCACTACAACGATCAAGTAGAGAGAGGTGTTCCAGATGCCGAAAGAACTATTCTAAGCATCGAAGAAGCGGCTGATGCAGTGGAAGAGTACTATATGGAACAATATAAAGCGTTACAAGAAAAGATTAATGGCCCATCTGAGAACACTGAAGGTCAGAGCGAAGAAGATAAGGGAGAGTTAAGCCCTACATTATCAAATGATCTCAATACACAGGCGTCAACCAAAACCGTTGGTGATCGTCTTTTAAGCGATGAAGAAAGTAAGAGTAAAGCAGCACAATTAATTAAATGGGATTAAATATCCTTAATATTGGAGAATATAAAAAATGGCTTTAGATTTAACAAGCTTCGCTGCAGCACTTAAGCAGCATTATACGGCGGAGAGAGTTGAGAACATGGTATACATGGACAATCCTCTTTTAGCTATGGTAGCAAAGATGGAAGGCTTCGGTGGTAAGAACTTACCGATTCCTATCATTTATGGTAACCCACAAGGTAGGTCAGCAGACTTCAGTACTGCTAAAGCAAACAAGGGTAACTCTAAGTTAAAAGACTTCGTTCTTACTAGAGATAAAGATTACTCTTTAGCTTCTATCGATAACGAAACTCTAGATGCTTCAAAAGGCGATTCAAACGCATTTATGGAAGCAGCTACAACTGAGATCGATGGAGCTATTCACTCTATCACTAGATCATTAGCAGTAGCTCTTTACAGATCTGGGTCTGGTTCAATCGGACAAATCGCTGCTACTACTAACGTAGCTACTAACACTTTAGAATTATCTGACGTTGAAGAAGTTACTAACTTCGAAGTTGGGATGGTTCTTACTTTCAGTACTACTGACGGTGGTGGAACAGTTGAAGTTGGATCAGTTACTATCGATGGTGTAGACAGAGATGCTGGTACTATCACTACAGATGCAGTTCTTAACGTTGCAGTTCCTACAATTGCACCTTTAGACTTCATTTTCGTAGAAGGTGACTATGATGCAAAGATTAAAGGTTTAGATGCTTGGATTCCTGAAACGGCTCCAACTGCAGGTGACAACTTTTTCTCTGTAGACAGATCTTCAGACGCTACTCGTTTAGGTGGAATTCGTTACGACGGATCTGCTGAGCCAATCGAAGAGTCATTAGTAAATGGTGCTTCAAGAGCTGGTAGAGAAGGCGCTAAAGTAGATACTTGTTTCCTTTCATATGAGAAATATGCTGACCTTGAGAACGCATTAGGTTCTAAAGTTCAATATATTGAGCATAAACAAGGGGACATTGGATTTAGAGGGATTATGATTCACGGACCACGTGGACCGATTAAAGTAATTCCAGATCAGAACTGTCCAAATGACACAGCTTACATGCTAACTATGAGTTCTTGGAGACTTTACTCTTTAGGTAAATGTCCTAAGATCTTAGATTCTGATGGCTTAAGAATGCTTCGTGAGAACGATGCTGATGCAGTTGAAGTGAGAGTAGGATACTACGCTCAATTAGGCTGTAGAGCACCAGGATGGAATGTTAGAGTAAAACTAGCATAATTTTATGGAAGGGTCTATTAATTTAGGCCCTTCTTTTTGATTTAAATACTAGCTCCCCAAATGGCGAGACTAAAAGGAGAATAAAAATGGCAAGTAGAAACTATAACAGAATGCAAGCACTTACGAAAGAAGCTAAAGAGTTACATATTACTGTAGCTATCGGAGCTTCTGGGGCACCTACAGTTACTAATGAAAAAGAAGCTGGAACGGCTGACATTACAAGAAACGCTGCTGGGGAATATACTTTAACTTTACAAGATAAGTATGTTCGTCTTTTAGCTTTTCAAGATACAGTAATTTCAACTGCTCAACAGGATTCTAAAGTTCAAGTAACTGCTGAAGATGTTGCTGGCGCTAAAACTATTGATTTCACTACTTCGGTAGCTGGAACTCCAACAGACTTAGAAGATGGCGACACTCTTTTACTTACTGTTAAAGCTAAGAACTCTACTTCTGGAGAATAATAATGCCTCTAGGTATGAAGAACGATAAAACTGGTGCATTTCCACTTATGATCATTAAAAGAATGAGAGGTGGATCTGAGGAAGCTACGAAGGCTCCTATGAAAGATAATGCCATTGAAGATAGTTCTATCGGTCTAAAAGCGGCGGCAGAAGATATGATGTCAGCTATGAAAGATGGTGATTCTGAAAAGCTTATGATGGCTATGAAGAGTTTCATTCGAATGGTTGATAATGATTCAGATGATTAATATTTAGGGAGCTGGTTATACTGGCTCCCTTTTTCTTACAGGGGGTTCTAATGGCAATTACTTTGGCAGAGCTTAAAGATAAAGCTAGACAAAGATCAGATATGGAAAATTCCAACTTCGTTAGTGATGCGGAGTTAACTACCTACATAAATGACTCTATTGCAGAGTTACATGATTTAATGATTCAGGCGTATGACGCAGACTACTTTACACAAGATTATGAGTTTTCAACTACTTCAAATGTAGACACTTATTCTCTACCTACAGACTTTTACAAGTTAAGAGGGGTAGATGTTCGTATTAATAATGACAATTGGCAGACAGTTAAGCCTTACAACTTTAATGAGAGAAATAGGAATACTGATGGTGTAGTATGGGACCTATT